CGGGTGTCCATTTGATTAGTTAAATACTTTTAGTTGGTCTGCTCAAGAAATGCCTTGAACTTCTCGACAAGTTTGTCCTTGTCAAGTCCCTTGTGGCTCATCTCCTCAACGAACTGGTCAAGTGCCTCGTTCTCCTCATTGGTGATGTAGAACTCGCGCCCGTTGGCCATGCTGATGAGATACTGCTCGCCCACCTTGCTCCGCGATGCGATGAGCCGTGGGTTGATGTCCGCTTGGATGCGGTCGATGTGAAAGAAATTCTTCATTCTGGTACGTTTGAAACTGCCTTCCCCGACAATACCTTGCCGAGGTCGATACATAATAACTTGTTCTTCTTGTCAATCCGAAAACCCTTTATCTCCACCAGACACGTCCTACCCGTGTTGTGGAATCGCAGGTGGGTATATCCAGAGGGTCGGAAGGTAAGACTCCCGTTGAGGAGTCCGTCCCTCACCTCCTCAAGGCTCTTGCCCGTGTAGGAGTCCACGTTGCAGAACGTGCTGATGTAATAGAGGTTCTTCAAGTCGCGATACTCCGTCTTCTTCTTGCCCGAGGCAATCTGGTTGTATGGGCTTGAATGCAATGCTAAATCTTTGGTTTTCAATGTATTTTAATATTGTGGTTCAACTTTGCCTATGCCGATGCAGAAGCAATGATGTCCTTTGAAGACTTTGATATATCTCACTTCGGCCTTCAATCTCACCCCCGTCTTTGATTCGTGGAACATGATGTGGGTGATGTCCTTGGTCTTGAGTTCGAGCGTGCCGTCGTGGAGTCCGTCCATTATCTCCCTTATCGGTTTATTATAAGACGCGACATCGACCAATTTATTTACGTAGTATTCCGTCAAGTCGCGGTATTCGATGGTCTTCACCCCTCTCCGCATGGGTTCGAGGTAAACCGCCTTTAATGCCATGTCCGTTGTCATTGCTCTGGATTTTGTGCCACGGGACGGATGCCAGTCTTGGCTTCCTCCTCTTGCTCTGCCATAGACGGAGTAGGCTCCCCCTTGGCCTCATTGGCGGTGAATATCTCGTCCATTGCTGCGGAGTGCAACCTCGCAACCTCGTCCTCGGGTGCATCGGTAAGCGCAAGCATTGATACTGCGGTCTCGAGGGAAACGAGTCCAGAACCATACAATGAGGATATCTGCCCCCATCTCTGCTCCTTGTCCGAAGAGAACGGGTCTGCGAACTCGTGCTTGATTTTGGTCGCGTCTATCTTGCTCCCCATATTCTCGTGCTGAAGCTTCAAGATAGCCATAATCACTGACCTCAACCTGTCCACGTTCTCGTCATAGTCCTCCTTTCGGTTGTCCCTCTTGATGTAGCCTATCGCGAAGGTGTTCTTTATCGCTGCGCCCGTGAGAGTGCCGAACCCCCTCATCTTCTCAACGTCAAAGTTTGGTGTCATCGTGTCGAAGAGGACGGATGTCTTGAGGTCTTCCTTCTCCTCAACCCTTGTCTGCGAGTTGCTGGGAGGTTGTATGTATTCGAACTTCGAGCTTGACCCCGTTAGCTGGATGAGTCGCCCAGGCTTGTCGGGAGTAGCCATATTGTTGATGACATCGGCGGTGGCTGCGGCTATCGGGTCGGAGAAATAGTTGTTCGTGTCGGCGGTCTTCGAGTCGAGCATCTCTATCCTGTCCAGCCTCTCCTCTGAACCTGCCCAAGCCTTCGGCTGCGTGAAATAGATGGCGGGAATCTTCCCTATAGAGTTCTTGTACGGCTTGACATCCCAACCCAACTTGCCCTTCTTGCAGTAATATAGTGTGTCCTTGGTGAAGATGTCCCAGTGTGAGACGTTGACCATACCATCCCCTGCGATGTTCTCCTTGAGGGTGTAGCCTATCGCAAAGGCGGTCATCTGCCCATACTGGTCGAAGAGTGGTCTTAACTTGTAACCCGTGCTTCTTGCCGCCACGAAGGGGATGACCTTGACATCATCGTTCTCTTGGTAGATGTGGAAGACGAGAGCGGCTTCGGTTTCCGCGCCAGCAAGTCTCTTCACCTTCCTCATCTTTGAATCAAGCCTATGCTCTTTCCAGAAGTCCGTGAACAACGTGAACGCCTCATCCTCACCATCGGTCTTCGACCATATTATCGGCTGACCAAGGAGGAAGAAGAGTTCTATCTCGTTTATATATGACTGAAGATTCCTCGGGAGCTTCTCGGTGATATACGGGTCATCGTTGTCCCTCTCCTTGTTGGGGCGGTGCATCACCTTGTGCTGCTTCGGGTCATACTCCGAAAGAGCCTCGTCAACCTTGTCGTCCCTGTTCTGTAGGAGGTCGATGACCCTGTCAACGTCCTTGTCATTCAAGAGGGTGTGTATGTCCCTCTCTATGCCAAGGATATTGAGTACCTTGTTGCGGAAATGGGTCTTTATATCGTCTAATACTACCATAACTAAAATATTCCAAGTCTTTCCTTTGTGACGTTCTTCGGCTTCATCACCTTGCCCAAGACTATCGCCAGCACTACATACCTCACCGCGTCAATGAGGTGGTTATATGCGTCAATAGGTGAGTTTATGTAGTTGCCGTTCTTGTCGGTGTCCCAAGTGTAGTTCCTCAACTCCTCTTGTAGGTTGAGGGACTTCTCGGTCACGTACAATTCCATCGTCTGCATCTTGTCGATGCCAGCCATTATCGACCCTGGCCCCTTCTGAACGGGATATATTATTATCCCTCCCAAGGCTATCTCGTCTATCAATCTCGGGTCTGCACTCTCCGAAATGACGTGATAGGGGTACTTCCTCAACTCCTTTATTATGTCGGAAGAAAGCATCGCGGTCTTGTAGCACAACTCCTCCATATAGATTCGGTTGTCCACGAAACCGACCTTGACGATAGCCGTAACGTCTTGACTGTAACCTAAATCCATTCCGAGGTACACCTTCTTGCAGTAGTCGGGGAACTCCTTCACTACGCCCCACTTCTTGAAGATAGCACCCTCTGCGACATCTGCCCATCGTCCCATAAAGATGTGTGCATACCTCTCTGGGTCGCGCTCCTTCATCGCCTTCGCCTCCTCTATGAACTGCGGCGCGAGGTGTTCGAGGTTGTCCAAGTAGGAGGTGTGGATGTGAAGCACATTAGGGTGGGTGGATATCTGCACGTCAAAGCCGTCATACTTGACCAACTTGTGCGTGTCCTTGATATATCTCTGGTAGATGAAGTGGTTGGAGTCCGTGGGGTTCATGATGATTATCACGAGATTCTTTAGACCCGACTGACGGATGGAATACACTATCGTCTCGAAGTCCTTCTCGTTGACGAACTCCTCTGCCTCATCACACACGAACACACTCAATCCCTTGATGGATTTCAGTTTCGCGGTCTGGTTGCCCGAAGATGTCTTGATGCCTCGGAACATTATCTTTGAACCCGTCTTGACATTGATGATGTCCGACTTCGACCTCGCGAAATACTTCTGCGTGCCGTCAGCCTCTATCTTGTCATAGACCTCGGGGATGATACTTATGTTCGCGGAGACCATCGTATATCTTGAGTAGAGTATCTGGTGCGCTATCTTGTGCCCCGTGGTGTCCCTGCCCAACTCGAAGGTCAATCTCTCGATGAAGGTGGACAAAGCAAACGACTTGCCCGAATTGTGCGTTATCGTCCCATCGGAGTGTACGTACCTCTGGTTTCCGTCAAGGCTGATGCCGCACCACTCTTCCTTGTCTATCGGGGTGATGGTCATCTCGGTCTTGATAAGGGAAAAGTCCCCATTGAGAGGGTCGGAGAGTCTTGCACCGAAACACTTGTTTGGCGCGTAGCCTACCCGAACGTCCTTTAATCCACCATTGTCATATAGCGTGAGGATGTGGTTGTCATTCACATAGTACGTTTCCCCGTTGCTCTGGGTGACTTCGTACATCTGCCCATACCCCTTATGAGTCTGGAGTACCTTTCGCGGTGTGCCGTCATCGCCTAAAACCATATCTCCAACCCTAACGTCCTTGAGCTGCTTGACGGAAAGGTCAGCCATAATGATTTCTTGCGTTGGTCTTTCACACCCACGGCCTCCCGTGACAAGAATGATGAACTTGTCCTTGTTCAGATATAGTGGCGTGTATATGTCGTGGTTGAGTATCATACGGACGAGTCTCCTTCGTCATGGGTTTCCTCCGATTCGGCGGCTTCATTCCTCTTCTCCTTGGCTTTGGTTTCCTGGTCTATCCACTTCGAGATGTCGATGCCCTCCTCTGCCTCGGTGACTACATTCGGGTCTTCGTTGTCCTCTGGGACTACTCCCTCCCTCTTGCGCCATTCGGGGTCGTGGTGGTGCAGCCATACGCTCATCGCCTGTAGTGATGGTGCGTACTCTATCTCCGAGGTAGAGGTCTGGATGTCCTCGTCATCGGTCAATACCCCGTTGATTCTCATCCTCCTTGACACCGTTGTGACGTTCTTCGTCTTGTGCAATCCAAGTGCCATCTTGAGGTATTTGTTTCTCACCGCGGCATTGATTTTGCGCCTCGCACGTTCCAAGACTCGTTGCATTCGCTGGGAGCGGTAGGCATTCTCCTCGTCCGTCCACGACTGGTATCGTCCCGCCTTCATCGCGTTAAAGGTGTCGGGGGAAATATACACATGGAGGTCGGAGTCGAGGAGTCCGTCGGCTATCTCCGCGTCAGTCATACCTTGGTAGGCGAGTGTCCAGATTATCTCGTAGAACTCGTCATCGTCGTAGTCTATCTTGGGTTTCAGACCGCCCTTCTTGACCACATCCTCCTGCCGTTCTTGGTATGACCTTGGTGGCTTGGGGTTTGACTTGGGAGGCTTGTAGTTCCTTTTCTTTGCAGCCTCTTTCTTCTTGTCATCTTTCTTCATAGTGGGGTTATTGTATATTTTTCGTGTGATGTGATTTTTGCGTTTTGTCGGTAAATCTTGTTATGAGGATAGGTTTTTTATTTGTGGGTTATTGTACTTTTTAACACTTATTTTAGCCGTTAGAGGCTGCTTTTGCCTTGTCGGTGTTGTAATTCTCATACTGGCGATTCCAAGCACCCTTGTTGAGTTTTGAGAGATAGTTCCCGTAATCTCCTTGGACACCTCCAGTCTTTTCCACATCGTTCTTGAATGCCTTCGTGCCTATTATATTCTCGATATACTGGTCACGAATCCTCTGCGCCTTTTCAAACCTACCAATCCCCCGATTGTCATTTTCGTTGGCTATAAGCGAATTGGCGGCATTCATCCATATCCTCCCAAGCTGCGCATCTATGTCATTGATGGACTTTGTTCTTTTCCTTGTTGCCATAGCCTTATCCGTTAGAACCCGTCATATACGCCCTACGGGAGTATTTCGTTGCAGATGCAGTTCGCCAGTTCTGCGCGTTCTCGTTCTTGAAACGCGACTGCTTCTTGATGTTAGCGGAGTATTTCCTCTCCGCACCGATTGCCCTGTCGAGCATCTTGTTGTACCTCTCCTTCGAGATAGTGCCGTCCGAATATCGGTCGAGAACCAGCTTGTAGATTCTATCCGTCTGCTTGCGGATGTCATCCAGTGATTTCCTTCGTCTTGTTGCCATAACTGTTTGTTTTTGCGCAAAGATAGTTAAAATTATCCTAATTTTAGATTTGCTATTTGAAAACTATCGCACTTTGTGGTTTTGTGCTATAAAAGGCGGGAGTTCATCGCCCCCGCCCCCACAAACACACACTAATCACACTATGAAGATTATATTTT